CTTTGCTGACATTGTGCGTGGTATGCACTTATATGGTAGAAAGATCCTCAGACCTGAGGCAATCGTGACTGCCAAATATAACGCAGCTTAAGGGGGGATTATACAATGGCTACAGTTTCTTCATTAGTTGTTAGTGCTAGAGGTGTTGGAAACCCAAGTAGGAAGCCCTACATGGTTCAAACCACTCTAGACTTTTCAAACTCTGCTATTAACTCACTATCTGCAGGTGACATCGTGCAAGCGATAACTATCCCTGCTGATACATGTGTGATGTATGCAGGGGCTGAAATGATCGCATCCGTTCAGTCAGGTGCTGACGGTAACACCGTAAACTTAGGTATTGCAGACGTAGATCAGTACGTGGCAGGTATCGACATTGATGATGACGCATCTAACTTGTCATCAGGTGTTGGCTATCTAACCCCTGCTTCTACAGCTTCTGTACCTGTTTTCTTAGGTGCTGCTGATACGCTTGATCTTGAACTACAGGCTACATCGACTGCTCCAACAGAAGGTAAAATCCGTATCTTTGCAGTGCTTATGGACGTATCTCCAATAGGCAACGAAAATACAGTGCATTTTGCTGCTGATGGTGCTGACGAAGTAGACAGGGATCTACTAGCTTAACTTTTCAAAATGTTTGGGGCAGGGCGACTTGCCCCTTACACTATCAGGACAAGGTGAATGGCAACTTTTTTATCATTAACAAATAGTGTATTAGCGAGATTAAATGAAGTGCAACTCACCTCAACTAACTTCTCCAATGCGAGAGGTATACAGGTTCAAGCACAAAACGCTGTCAATGAATCAATACGATATATTAATCAAAGGGAGTTTCAGTATCCCTTTAATCACACTACAAAATCACAAACACTTTCACCAGGAATAGTTAGATACAGCATACCCACCGATGCAAAGCATGTGGACTACAACACAGCTAGAATAGTAAAGAATAGCACACTAGGATCATCAGGAGCAAACCTGACTATTCTTCAGTACAACGATTACATCAACAGAGAAAACGTAACACAAGAAGACGAGATAGTAACAACGACACTAGCAGAGGCATTAGATGCTAGTGAAACAGAGATAGACCTCACAAGTTCCACAGACTTTGATTCTGCAGGAACTATTTTTATAGAAAACGAAGAGATAACATACACAGGTATTAGCACCAACACATTAACAGGATGTACACGAGGTGCTAATGGGACAACGGCAGCAACACACGACAACGGTACATCCGTTGCACAATTTGATAATGGTGCTGTGCCTAGATTTATAGTTAGGACATTAGACAACAATTTCCTATTGTTTCCGTTTCCTAACAGAGCCTACACATTAAAGTTTGACTACTTTGCTTTTCCAACAGATCTTTCTGCACACGGTGATACAACAACAATACCTGCACGATTTGATCCTGTAATAATAGATGGAGCTACAGCCTTTGTTTATCAATACAGAGGAGAAACAACACAGTATCAACTTAACTTTAGTAGGTTTGAGCAAGGCATAAAAAACATGCAAAGCTTGCTCGTGAATAAATACGAGTATGTGCGTTCTACTATGATACAACAACCTTCAGGTTACTTTAGCTCAGGAGCGTTAAACTAATGCCTGATCTTTCGCAGACAAGTCCTGCTGCGTTTAACTGTCAAGGTGGACTAGTTCTTAACAGGTCTACCTTCCTAATGCAACCAGGAGAAGCATTAGAGTTACAAAACTTTGAGCCGGACATTGAAGGTGGCTACAGAAGAATAAACGGCTTCAGCAAATATGTTAGTGCTGTTGTGCCACAAACAAGCTCCTCTACAGAGCAAGTCTTAATGGTTGCTACATTTGGTGACTTAGTTGTGGCAGCTAGAGGTGAAAAGATATTTACTGCTACGGCAGGTGGTTCTAGTTGGACAGAAAGAGATAGTGGTAGAACAAGTGCAGGAACATATGCTTTTGAAAGATTTAACTTTGACGGAAACAACAAGTTAATAGTTGTTGACGGAGCAAATGCTCCTACTGTGTTTAATACAGCAATGTCAGCGACAGACGTAAGTAACAGTGATGTGGCAGGTTCTAAGTTTGTAGCGGCATTTAAAAGCCACATGTTTTATGCAGGTAAGTCTTCCACACCACAGACGCTAGTATTTAGTGTGCCATTTGATGAAGATGACTTTACAGGTGGAAGTGGCGCAGGAAGTATAAAAGTAGACGACACCATTACAGGTTTAAAAGTTTTCCGTGATAATTTATTTATTTTCTGCGAAAACAGAATATTTAAACTAAGTGGTAGCACATCAAGTGACTTTGCCATATCTGCTGTTACCAGAGACATTGGTTGTATAAATGGCAACACAATACAGGAATTTGCAGGTGACTTGATATTCTTAGGACCTGATGGCTTGAGAACAGTCGCAGGTACAGCAAGAATTGGTGACGTTGAGATTGGTACTATTAGTGCAAACGTGCAGTCTATATTTGACGCTAATCTATCAAGTGCTTCTGAGTTTCAGAGTGTTGTCATACCTGATAGAACACAGTATAGAATATTTTTTACTAAAGACGGCACAGGACAAAACTCTACAAAAGGTATAGCCTGTGTGCTAAAAGGACAAACTTTTGAGTTTTCAGAACTACGAGGGATTAAACCTGCATCAACAGACAGCTTTGTAAAAGCAGGGGACGTTATAGTTTTACATGGTGACTACTCTAACGGTTATGTTTATAGACAAGAGTCAGGTAATACGTTTGATGGGACAGCGATACTAGCAAAGTACAGAAGTCCTGACATGACATTTGGTGATGCAGGTATACGAAAACATATGCAACGTGTCATCGTAAACTACGCACCTGAGTCAACCATAGACGCTGACTTGTTTGTTAGATACGATTATGAATCAAAAGACTCAGCACGACCTGCAGCCTACGAGTTAGACTCACAAGACATAGCTGCGATATATGGAACAACAACATACGGCACATCATCCTCTGTTATAGGCACATACGGAGGAGCATCACAGCCACTCTTCAGACAATCCGTAGAAGGTTCAGGATTTGCTGTAGCACTAAGAGTAAATGACGGTGGAGAAACAGCACCGTATTCACTAAAAGGTTTTCAACTCGAATACCAAACAGGAGCAAGAAGATAAATGGGAGCAACATACACAAGACAGTCCTCATACTCTGACGGTGATGTTATCACGGCAGCCCACACTAATGACGAATTTAATCAGTTATTAGCAGCTTTTGCCGCAAGTTCAGGACACACACATGACGGAACAGCCGCTGAGGGTGGTCCTATCACAAAACTACTTGGCACATCTCTAACCTTTGGAGATGGCACTGCAGGTACAGACATCACTGTAACATTTGATGGAGAGTCAAACGATGGTGTACTCAAGTGGATGGAAGATGAAGACTACTTTGAGTTTAGTGATGATATACTTGTAGCATCCACAGAAAAGTTACAGTTTCGTGACACAGCCATATACATTAATTCTAGCACAGACGGACAGCTTGACCTTGTAGCAGATACAGAGATACAGATAGCTGCCACAACCATTGATATGAATGGTAATGCTGATGTATCAGGAACACTTACATATGGTAGTTTGTCAGATGGTTCAATAACAATCACAGCGTTTGTGGACGAAGATGACATGTCTTCTAATAGTGCTACTCTTGTGCCAACACAACAATCCGTAAAAGCATATGTAGATACACAGCTAACAGCAGAAGACTTAGACTTTCAAGCAGATAGTGGTGGTGCATTAAGTATTGACCTAGATAGTGAAACACTTACATTTACAGGTGGTACAGGTATTGATACAAGTGGTAGTGGTAATGCTGTTACTTTTGCAATAGATTCTACTGTAGCTACACTTGCAGATACACAAACATTTACAAACAAAACACTAACCTCACCAAAGATAAATGAGAACGTAGCAGTATCAGCTACAGCAACTGAACTTAACATTATGGACGGAGATACCTCTGCTACATCAACAACATTAGCAGACGCTGATAGAGTTGTTGTAAATGATGCAGGGACAATGAAGCAAGTTGCCCTGACTGATTTTGAAACATACTTTGAGTCAGCCCTAGACACACTCTCTAATGTCACAACCGTAGGTGCATTGAACAGTGGTTCTATAACAAGTGGCTTTGGTGCAATAGATAATGGTTCATCAGCCATAACAACAACAGGCACAGTTACATATGGTAGTTTATCTGATGGCTCAATAACTATAACGGCATTTGTAGATGAAGATGATATGACATCTAACAGTGCCACTCTTGTACCCACACAGCAGTCTGTAAAGGCTTATGTTGATGCACAAATAACAGCAGAAGATTTAGATGTAACCACTGACAGTGGCACTATTGACATTGACTTAGACAGCGAGACATTAACCATTGCAGGTGGCACAGGTCTATCTTCAAGTGCATCATCAACAACAGTTACAATGGCAGTAGATGCAGCCCAAACAGGAATTACCTCTGTAGTAAACTCTAGTTTAGAAATAGGTAGAGATGCAGACAATAGGATTAAGTTTGGCACAGATAATCAAATCATCTTTGAGGTAGACGGTGGTGACAATGTTATATTTAAAGCTAGTGGTGAAATAGAAGCTACTAGCCTTGACATCAGTGGTGATGCAGATATTGATGGTACACTAGAAGCAGATGCTATAACTGTGGGTGGCACAGCACTGAACACTGTAATCGCAGGGGTAACAGTAGCAAACGCAACTACAGCAGCCGTAGCAACAACAGTAACCATCAGTGACAATGAAAGCACAGATGAAGACAACGCTATCATATTTACATCAGGTGGTGATGTAGACGGTGGTAACATTGGATTAGAATCAGATGGTGATTTAACCTACAACCCAAGCACAGGAAGGTTGACAGCAACACAATTATCTGGTACACTACAAACTGCAGCCCAAAGTAATATTACATCTCTTGGAACACTAACCACCCTCACAGTAGATAACGTAATAATCAATGGATCAACCATTGGACACACTGGTGACACAGACTTAATGACAGTCGCTAGTGGTGTACTCACCGTAGCAGGTGAAGTTGATGCTACAAGTTTAGACATTAGTGGCGATGCCGACATTGACGGTACACTTGAAGCAGACGCAATAACTGTAAACGGCACAGCCTTAAATACAGTCATAGCTAACGAAGCCACAGCACTAGCCATTGCATTAGGATAAGGAGAAAGAGATATGGCAAATACATTTAAAGTGGTGACAAAGGCAGGAGTAACGTCAGCAGATGTTATCTACACTGTAGCAGGTAGTACAACAACCGTTATACTAGGTCTGATACTAGGTAATACAACAACAAGTCAAGTTACATCTACCGTCACACTAGGAACAAACACAGGTAGCAGAGCAGGAAACAATGACGAAGCTAACCAAGACGTAGAGTTAGTAACCAATGCTCCCATACCTGCAGGTTCATCACTAGAACTTCTTGCAGGTAACAAAGTTGTGTTAGAAACTACAGACACATTATCAGTCACAGCATCTGGTGCAACAGACGTAGCACTATCAATCATGGAGATAACATAATGCCTTATGTAGGTAATGCAACAGCTA